CACGTGAATCGCACCAACCACGCCCCCACCGGGAGTAAAGAATTCTTTCTGGCCATAGCCATGACCCGAACCGAAGTGACCCTCCCCCGAGGCACAGAGGGGGGGAGAACCCCACACATCCTCATTTAGCCCGTAATTCCTAAAAAATTTCGCCACGGAAAAAATTCGTTGCATACTTAGGACAAGGGAAGTAACCTCACGCGCATGCCCGGTCCAGCACAGCGCACGTATGTAAATCCAGAGAACCCTCTGACTGGACTGTCAGAAAAACAGCAGCAGTACGCGCTGTTTTTGTCTGAGGGGAAGTCGCGTGAAACGGCGTCGCGGCTGGCGGGGTATGCTTTTAATTCGCACAACACCATAAATTCGAGCATAACTAGGAACCCCAATGTGCAGCGTGCGGTGCGCCACTTGCAGAGGAAGTATGAAGAGAGCATCGTCGCGAGCAGGAAGCAGGTTTTGGAGGGCTTTCTCGATGCGATTGGGCAGGCGAAGTTGATGTCGGACCCCGCCGTTCAGATTGCTGGCTGGCGGGAGATCGGCAAGATGTGTGGGTACTACGCGCCCGAGGTAAAAGAGGTGAACATCAACGTCGGGGCGAAGCGGGTGATCGGGCAGCTCGAAGTGATGAGTGATGCCGAGCTGCTGGAGATGATCGAGACGGACCGGGAAGCGATAGAGGCTGAGGCAACCACGCTTTTAGAAGCCCCACGTGCTCCAGATTAGGACTGACGTTCCTATTCCGCCTCCTCTTTCGAAGGAGCTGCTGTATATGTCGCCCGCGCAGCGGGCGGAGATAGCGAGCCGGATCTTGGCGCGGCGCAACCTAGTGCACTTCATCAAGCGGATGAAGCCGAATTACGATGCGGGGTGGGTGCACCAAGATATTGGGGCTAGGTTGGAGCGTTTCTCTCAAGCGGTGCGAGACAAGAAGTCCCCCCGTCTGATGATCCTGATGCCTCCCCGGCACGGGAAGAGTGAAATGGCGAGTGTGCGCTTCCCGGCGTGGCACTTGGGGCACTGTCCAGACCACGAAATTATCAATTGCGGGTACAACATGGACTTGCCCATGCGCTTCAGTCGCTGGGTCCGGGAGATCGTGCGTGACAAAGCTTTTCAGGCTTTGTTCGAGAACTGCGTGATAGATCCAGAATCCCAGTCGGCAGAGGCGTGGAACACTCTCATGGGCGGTGGCTTCACAGCGGCGGGCGTCGGGGGTGGTATTACGGGTAAAGGGGCACACATCCTTATCGTGGACGACCCGATCAAGAACCAAGAAGAAGCCGACAGTATCAACACCCGGGACAATCTCTGGAGCTGGTACTGGAGCACGGCGTACACCCGTCTTGCCCCGGGGGGCGGGGTACTGATTATCCAGACGTGGTGGAACGACGACGACTTGGCAGGGCGGTTACAGCTTGCCATGGCGAGTGAAGATTCCCAAGCGGATAAGTTCGACGTAGTGAAGTACCCCGCTCTTGCAGAGGCGTATGAGTACGAGCACAAGGAGACGCACGAGATCATCCGACGTTCAGAATTGCTCAAAGAAGGCGAGTACAAGGCTGAGGACTTCACACTGCTTCGCTCACCCGGAGAGGCGCTGCACCCTGAGCGGTACGATGCCAAGATGCTCTTGAACTACCGGGAGAACATGCCCAGAAGGACATGGAGCGCCCTTTACCAGCAGAACCCAGTGCCGGACGAGGGCATGTATTTCCAGAAGGACTGGCTGCGCTTCGAGGTATCCCCGCCGACGCTCGTAAATAAGAACGTGTATCAGGCGTGGGACTTTGCGTGGGGGCAGAAGAACCATAATGACTACACGGTGGGCGTAACACTCGTGCAGGACGAAGGGAACCAGCTGCACTTGGTCGACGTAGTTCGCTTCAGGGGTGATACCCTGAGCGTGGCCGAGGCGGTGATTGACGCGGCGGTGAAGTGGGGTAGCGAGGTGACGTGCCCTCTGACGCTAGGCTTCGAAGACGGGGCTATTTGGCAGGGGGTGAAGCCTTTTTTACACGCCCTAATGAACGAGCGAAACGTCTACCCGCCGTACGAAGAGCTGAAGGCGCTGACGGATAAGATGGCCAGAGCTAGGCAGTTACAGGGGCGCTTGCAGCAAGGCCGTATCTGGCTCCTGAGAGACGCGGTGTGGACACCGGTCGTGATGCAGGAGCTGCTGCGCTTCCCAGCCGGTGCTCACGACGACATTGTAGATGCACTGGCCCATGCGGTGAACTTGTGCGTGGCCAAGAGTCCGAAGCAGCTCCGGGTACCTAAGGTTCTTCCCAGTTGGAGAGACAAGATCTCGAATTTCATGGGTAGTACCGATGAATCTCACATGAGTGCATAGCCATGCCTATTCCTTCCAAAGCAAGTGAGCTGGTAATGACGTTCTTCCACGCGCGCACTACTGCTCATGTACTGCACTTGAAAACCCGGTCTTTCGCTACTCACAAAGCTCTTAACGACTTCTACGACGCCGTAGTAGGTCTCACCGACTCGTACGCCGAGGTCGCACAGGGTGAGTACGGCCTGCTCCCCCTCTCTCCGCTCCGTTACGAGCCAGCCCTAGATGGCTTAGCGCTGATGGACGAGCTGGACAGCTGGCTGAAGAAGAACAGGAAGCAGTGCGGCGAAGACTCACACCTTCAGAACATCATCGACGAACTTCAAGCCCTCGTCAGAGAGACACAGTACAAGCTGAAGTTCCTGAGTTAGGAGGTAGAGATGGCACGCCTCACAGCCTCGCAGCGACGCGGTCTCCCCAGTTCTACCTTCGCCGGTCCGCACCGAAGCTTTCCTATCCCTGACAAGGGCCATGCTCGGTCAGCTCTTTCCCTGATTCGGCACGCCTCACCGAGTGCTCGCCCTAAAATCAAGGCGCGTGCCTACGCCATGCTGGGCCATAAGCCGGGTAACGGCTTGAGAAGGACTTGATATGCCCATAGACGATCAACTTACACTAAAAACGTGGATGCGGTACCAGTACTGCCGCGACAACGGGCACACGGAGTACATCGAGAAGGCAGATAACTGCGAGAAGTTCTTTCGTGGGGTGCAGTGGCAGAACACAGACTTGGCGAAGCTGACGGCGCAGCGCCGCCCTGCCCTGACGATCAACAAAATCCTCTCCACTCTGAGCAACGTCATGGGGGAGCAGATTTTCAACCGGTCGGACACGGCGTTTCAGCCCAGTGCTGGGGCTGACCCGGGCACGGCGGAGGCGCTGACCAAGGTCTACCGTCAGATCGGGGACAACAACCAGCTCGACTGGAAGCGCAGTGACATGTTCTGCGACGGGGTGATTGGGTCCCGGGGTTACATCGACGCCCGTCTCGACTTCGAAGATTCAATGCTAGGCGAAGTGCGGATGAACGTCATCAACCCCAAGAACGTCTTGGTCGACCCGGACGCTGAGGACTACGACCCGGACACGTGGAACGACGTGATGATCACGAAGTGGATGACGTGGCAGGACATCGCGATTTTGTACAACGAGGACGACGCCCTGCTCCTGAAAGATAGAACTGGGTCTTGGTTCATGTACGGCTTCGACTCCATCGAGCGCATGCGCGACCGGTTCGGGCCGGAGATGCAGCGCGGGTACTTCATGGACTCGCTGGCCCAAGGGGAAGTGCTCAGGAACATCCGGGTGATCGAGCGGCAGCACAAGCTCATCGCCAAGCAGAAGCACTTCGTCGACCCCGAGACGGGGGACATGCGGGCCATCCCCGACACGTGGAAGAAGGAGAAGATCAACTCCGTGATGCAGGCGTTCAACCTGCAGGTCGTGGACAAGCTGGTTAAGAGAATTCGCTGGACTGTGACGGCAGACAACGTCGTACTGCATGACGACTGGAGCCCGTATGAGCACTTCACCATTGTTCCTTACTTTCCGTACTTCCGTCGTGGCAAGACCGTAGGGCTGGTGGAGAATCTCCTAGGACCCCAAGAACTTCTGAACAAGGTCTCCAGCCAAGAGCTGCACGTCATAAATACGACGGCCAACTCCGGGTGGCTCATCCGAGCGGGCGCGCTGAAGAACATGACCATCGAGGAGCTGGAGCAGCGTGGCGCGGAGACAGGTCTGGTCATGGTTTTGGACGACGTGAGCAACGGCGCGGAGAAGATCACGCCGAACCAGATCCCGAGCGGGTTGGACCGCGTGTCGTACAAGGCAGAGGACCACATCAAGACGATTTCCGGCGTCTCGGACTACATGCAGGGCACGGCGCGGGAGGATGTGTCGGCCAAAGCCGTCAAGGAGAACATAAATCGGGGGAGCATGGGGCAGGCGAAGCCGCTGGACTCGTTGGTTCGGTCCGACTGGATCTTGGCGCGGCACGTACTAAGTATGGTCCAGCACTACTACACCGAGCCGAGACTGATCAACATCACGCACAATCGGATGACGGGCGAGCAGGCCAGCGTCGAGGTGAACCAGCCCGACGCAGAGGGCAACATCGTAAATGACTTGACCCTTGGTGAGTACGACATCATCATCACCTCGACGCCGCACAAGGCTACGCTTGAGCAGGGGCAGTTCGAACAGGCGGTTGCGCTGCGCGAACAGGGGATTCAGATACCCGACGAGGTTTTGATCGAGCACAGTGCCCTCTATCGTAAGAACGACATTATCAAGAAAATGCAGGAGGCTGCTCAGTCGCCTGAAGCGCAGCACACTCAGGAAGTACAACGGCTTGGAGCGGAGCTTCAGCTGGCGAACCTTAAAGCAGAATCAGCACGAGTTAGCGCGGACGCTGTGCTTAAGCAGGCCAAGGCGCGTAAAGAGGCCGGTGCCACCGCGATTGCACTGAAGGACGCTCAGGGGCAGGGGAAAGAAGCGCTCGAAATGCAGCAGATGGAGCAGGAAGGTCGGCTGAAAATCGAAGAGATGCAGGCCGAGCTGGAGATGAAGAGGCAGGAGCTTGAGTTCAAGCGCGAAGAGCTAGACCTTAAGAGGCAGGAAGCGCAGTTGAAGCTCCGTGCTTCGCAGGAGGCTGCGCAGGTCAAGGCGCAGGAGATGCATGCGATGTCGAGCATGAAGCTTGGAGTGGCGGCACAGACCTCAAAAATGCAGGTGGATCACACCAAGGAGCTGCACAAAGTGAAACAACAACAGGAGAAGCGTAATGCCCCCCGAAGAAGTCGTTGATCGCGGCGATGTGGTTGAGCCGGAAGTACTCGAAGTAAAGGCCGAAGAGCAGATTGTCGAAGAGCTGCAGGCCAAGGAAGAGGAAAAAGCCCCGGAGCCGAAGAAGGGCGACGAAAACCTGATCCCTCGGGACCGGTTCAACGAGGCGGTACGTAAGGAGCGGGAGAAAGTAGAGGCAGCGAACGCCCGCAGTGCGCAGTTGGAAGAGCAGTTGAGCACGAAGACGGTCAGCGAAGACGTAACGCAGGCGCAGGCACTGCTCAAGGACTTGGTGAAGCAGAGAAATCAGCAGTTGGCTGACGGCGAGTTGGAAAAAGCAGGTACGACGGACGAAAAGATCCTAAACTTGCAGGACGCCATCGCTGATCGGAAGGCTGACATCAAGGCTGGGGCGGCGAAAGAAGCGGCGAAGGAGGAGATGCGCTATGACACCGCCGTTTCGCGCCTTGAAGAGGACCATTCAGAGCTTGATCCGAACTCTGACGACTATAACCAAGACATGGTGGATGAGGTTCGCGTTCTCATGCGCGGTTATCAGGTGGAAATGGGCCTTACGGCGGCGGCAGCGCTTACTCGGGCCGCGAAGCGTGTATTTGGAGAGCAGGTTAAGGCGAAAGCTGATGATACTGCGGCTAAAGAGGCGGGCGTACGCCGCAAAGCTGAAGCCGTAGACAAGAACTTGGCTGCTGCCAAGAAACAACCTGCTTCGTCACAAGCCGTAGGCTTGGATCATGACAAGAAAGGGGGTGGTTTGGACCCCAAGACGGTGATGAGGATGAATTACAAGGAATTCTCGGAGTTGTCCGAGGATGTCCTCTCGCGTATGCGAGGGGATTCGCTCTAAACCCACTCTCCTAGGAGTGCATCATGGCTGGTAAATTTGCGAAAGGGGCGAAAATGCCCAAGGGCAACGGCCCGAAGCCGAAAGGTCGTAGCGGTTGTTA